CAGTTACTTTAACTTTAGCAGGAGTTGCTTTTGCAGATAATGATTCTATTGACACTGCTTATGGCACAGCAGTAGCAGTCGAAGATACTGCTCGAGGTGCCGTTGAAGAATGTTTAGTTTCTGTTGAAAGTGGAAATGTTACAATAGCTGGTTCTCCAGGAGATAATGAACTTACTTATTTTAGAATTGGTAGAGATGTTTCTGAGGATAACATGGCAGGCGATTGTAGATTACATGGTATTAAATTACACTTTACTACTGATCTTGCTAATGATGCATAATATATTATGAGAAATTTAAAAAATAAACTTATTTCAAGTAAAAATACAAAAAACACACAGACACTAAAAACTAAATCTTTTGGTTACACAATACTTGGTTTTGGTTCTGGTGGAGGAGCACCCCCACCTGCTTTTTTAGCAGCAGAAGGAGGAAGTATTGCAACTTCAGGTAATTTTAAAATTCACACATTTACAGGACCAGGAACTTTTACAGTAACTAATGCAGGTGAAGCTACAACATCAGATTCAGTAGAGTATTTAGTAGTGGCTGGTGGTGGAGCTGGCGGTAGATACATCTCTGGTGGAGGTGGAGCTGGAGGGGTATTAGATAATTTTCCAAGCCCTGCAACAGGGGGTCAACCTGTTTCAGCAACAGATTATTCAATAACAGTTGGTGGAGGAGGTGCATCTGGTGGTGGAAATTCTCCTATGGGAGTTAATAAAAGCTCAGGTGGTAATGGATCTGATTCTTCTGCTTTTGGAGTCCCTACAACTGGTGGAGGAGGCGGAGGCGCAGATAGAATGGCAAACGGACAAAATGGTGGTTCTGGAGGAGGACAAGGCGGTAGAGGAACATCTAACGCTGGATCAGGAGTTTCTGGACAAGGAAACCCAGGTGGACCTAGAAATGATGCTGGAGGCGGAGGCGGAGGAGCTGAAGCTACAGGTGGATCTGGATCACCAAATAATGTTGGTGGAGTCGGAGGAGCTGGAAGATCTTTTCCTTCTGATCAAGTAGGAAGTAATGGAGAACCTTCTGGTGGTAATCAGCACTTTGGCGGCGGTGGAGCTGGAGGAACTTATGATACAAACAATTCACCTAATGATGGAGGAGTTGGAGGCGGTGGAGATGCACCACCTGCTGCTGGACCATCTGCAGGAAATGGTGAAGCTGGAGCCACTAATACTGGAGGAGGTGGCAGTGGAGATGGTGAAAGAAATACACAAAGCGGAACACCTGGACAAGGTGGATCTGGTATAGTAGTTATAAGGTATCAGTTTCAATAATATGGCACACTTTGCAAAAATAGATGATAATAATTTAGTTTTAACAGTTTTACATGTTGATAATAAAGATTTATTAGATGAAAATAATCAAGAGCAAGAATCTTTAGGTCAACAACACTTACAAACACACAATAACTGGCCTGCTGAAAAATGGATACAAACTTCATACAATGCAAATTTTAGAGGGCATTATGCACATGTAGGAGGAACATGGGATCCAACTAATAATTTATTTTGGTTTCCTAAACTATATCCATCTTGGGTAAAAAATGTTTCTGAGAAAAGATGGCAATCTCCTGTTGGAGATCCACCAGATTTAACTACCGAACAATCTTCACAAAATAATGCAGGAACTAATAAGTGGCATTATAATTGGAATGAAGATGCTGAAAGATGGGATCTAACAGACGATAGCTAAAAATATTTCGTGAGTCAGCATATATTTATTAAAAAAAAAGCATTAAAAAAAGAGTCTTGCAAAAAAATTGTAGATGAAATTAATAATTTAGAAGATTATAAATCGCTTTATAAACAAAGAAAAAACTATTATTGCGGAACATCTGTAAATGTTTATGAACAATTTTGGTCTAAAAATTTATTTAATTGTATTTTAAAATATAAAAATAAACATAAGTTTTTAGATAATAAAAATCATGCAGGTTGGATAGTTAATCCTGAGTGTAATTATCAAAAATATAAACCAAATCAATATTACATGTCTGAACATTGTGAACAAAGTGGGGAAGAAATTGAATCAAAAAGAATGTTAGTTTGGATGATTTATTGTAATACTATTAAAAATGGGGGTGAAACATATTTTCCACAACAAAAATTATCTATAAAGCCAGAAGAGGGAACTATTGTTATTTGGCCTGCAGCATGGACACATAGTCATTACGGAAAACCTGCTCCAAAAGAACATAAATATATAATTACTGGATGGGCTTCTTACAAAAAATTTATTGATTAATATTTAAAAAACATTATATTAACGTTGCTTATGCAAAAGAAAGAATTAACAAGCACTCATTTATATTATGGTAATTTAAACATGCCTAAAGGATTTGAAATAAATCCTAAACCATTAATCATGGGAACTTTTGAACAAGAATATCTTGAAAAAAAATTTCCTTATTCTAGAGAGTTAGATAAAGTAGATACTTATATTAGAGATTATTCAATAGCTAAACACAAATTATCTTTAGAAGGCAAAGAAACTTGGGGAAATTTTTATTTACCACAAGAGTGTTCTAAATTAAAAAACCATAAATATAATTTTACTGTTCTTTATGGTACACAAATACAAAAAGATAGTTGTAGTATAACAATATTTTACGAACAAGACAAAGAATGGACAATCCCATTAATAACAAATAAGTTTGTTATGTTTTCTTCAGATAAAACTTACCGTGTAAATTCTAATAAAAGCAATAAAATTAATTTTATACAGAGTATGATATATGAACTTAAATAATTATTTTTATACTTTTCCTAATGCATTAAGTTATAAATTTTGCGATGAAGTAATTAAATATGCATTAACTCATAAACAAATAGTAGGAGTTACAGCTGATCAAGGAGAAGGAAGAGACGTAATAAAGCAACCTTTAAATAAAAAAGAAACTAAAGTTTTACAAGAATTAAGAGATTCAAATGTTGTTTGGCTTAACGAACCTTGGATTTATAAAGAGATAATACCTTTTATAGATAGAGCAAACATAGAAGCTGGTTGGAATTTTCAATACGATTTTTCAGAATCGTGTCAATTTACAAAATATAAAAAAAATCAATATTATGATTGGCATTCAGATTCTTCCGTGTATCCTTATAATGATCCTAGTGATAAAGGTAAGCACGGAAAAATTAGAAAGCTATCTGTAACATGTCAATTATCTAACATCACAGAATATAAAGGCGGTGAGTTAGAATTTGATTTTAGAAACCAAAGACCTAAATATAAAAACAAATCAATTGTTGAAAATAAAGATTGCGTAGAAAAAGGATCTATAGTGGTTTTTCCAAGTTTTGTATGGCATAGAGTTAAACCAGTAACAGAAGGAACAAGGTACAGTTTAGTTATTTGGAATTTAGGAGTTCCATATAGATGACAGAAATAATTCTATTTCCAAAAATATTAAAATTTTTTCAATATAAAAAACAATTAACAGAGTTGGTTAAAGAAAGTTATTTAATAGAAAAAAAATATAATTTAGGTGGCCACAATTGGTACGATTCAAATAAAGTATACAATACTTGTGATACTTATAATTTATATAATAATAAAAAATTTAAAAATATTTTATTATGGATAGAAAATTGTGTAAAAAAATATTGTGATAGATTACAAATTTATTCTAATATTTATGAAAAAAATGCTTGGTTAAATATTTACAGAAAAAATCAAGGACAAGAGTATCATGATCATCATTTATTTAATATTAGTGCTATTTTTTTTCTTAAAGGATCTATTAATTCTGCAAAAATTTTATTTACAGATTTTAACGAAAAATCTAAATTGCCTATAAAAAATTACATAGATATTAATTCAACAGTTTGGACAGTGCCATTTACTGAAGGAACTTTAATTGTTTTTAAATCTAATCTTATTCATTCTGTAAAACAACACATGATAGATGAAGATAGAATATCGATAGCTTTAAACTTTAACGTAGAAAAATAAATGAAATATACTTTTAAAAAAGATAAATTTGAAATAGTTAAAAAAGCTCTAGATCCTAAGATAGCTAACTTTGTTTATAATTATTTTTTAATGAAAAGACAGGTTGCTCAAACTTTATTTAAATACAGATATATTTCTCCTTACGCAAGAGATTATGGATCTTGGGATGATGGTCAAGTCCCTGGAACTTATTCTCACTATGCAGATATAGCCATGGAGTCACTTCTTTTGTTATGCCAACCCGTTATAGAAAAACATACAAAATTAAAACTAGCACCTACTTACTCCTACGCTAGAATTTATAAACAAGGTGATATTCTTAAAAAACACAAGGATAGATTTAGTTGTGAAATATCATCTACATTAAATTTAGGAGGTGATCTTTGGAGTATTTTTGTTGAAGGTATTAAAGTTAATTTAAAACCAGGAGACATGTTAATATATAAAGGAGAACAGCTAGAACATTGGAGAGAACCATTTAAAGGTTTTGAATGTGCACAAGTTTTTTTACATTATAATGACATGAGTAAGAAAAAATTTAAAAATAATGTATTTGATAATAGAATGCATTTAGGATTACCAGCTTGGTTTAAAAAATAATGTTATATCCTACAGTTATTGCAGACAATTTTTTTACAGATCCGTATAAAATTAGAAATTTTGGTTTAAGTCTTAAAAAAGAAAAAGATATTGAAGACAGACATCCTGGAGTTAGAAGTAGATCTATCCACGAAATAGATATGGAAATATTTAATTACGTTGGTCAAAAAATACTCTCTGTTGTTTATCCTTATGAATACGACAAATTAACTTTTAACGCAACAATGCAGTTTCAAGAAGTAGATCCAATATTTGAAGAGGGATGGGTACATAGAGATAGTGAAATGTCTATGACTTCTATTATATATTTAAGCGAACATAAAAATTGTGGTACTTCTATTTGTCATGCAAAAGATGTTACAGCCAATGCCCTGCACACGTCAAAGAAAAGAAAATATTATAATAATCCCAATAAAAATTTTTTTGTAAAAGAAAGAAAAGAAAACAATAATCAGTTTGAAGATAGTATTATTGTAGACTCAAGATATAATAGAATGCTTTGTTTTGATTCACATCATTTACATAAAGCAAATGGTTTTATAGACAACAAAAGAAAAGATAAACGTCTAACACTTATAACTTTCTTTTATGATATTAACTATAATGGTGAGAGAAAAATGAGATACCCTTTAAATGAAACTAGACAGCAAGATTAATATGGTAGCTGATAATGAAGATTAAAAGAAACAGCGTATTTACTATCCCATATTAAATTTCTATCTGCTCCATGTTTTAAAAAACTAGAAAAAATAACAAACTTGCCTGGTTGAGGTTTTACTGTCTTATCTATTTGTGGAAATTTTAATAATTGAGGATGATTGTTTAAATACAGAACACCAGATAAATATGCAGGTTGATGATCATGAATGGATGATCTATGGCCAAGCATTTCTTTTATACCCCAAGCCTCATTTAAAAAATAACTAGGTGGTTTACTAGGTAAAGAGTCTATTTTATTCATAACGGGATATAAAAAATTTAAAAATTCTTGATCCCTAGAAAAATATTTCCAAGATGTCATGTAACCATGTACATTAGTTTGAAAATTTTTGTTGTCTTTACCTCCTATACCTTCTTCAATTTTGTCTATAAAATAGTCACAATTAATATTTGATTTACCTGTTATAAAAGTATAATTTACTGGTATTTGTGAAGTTATTTCTGTATCTATCTTCATATTTCTAAAACCTTTTTAACATCAGACACTCTTAATTCAAGTGTTTTAATGTTATTGTTAATGTGTTAAAAGTACGATTATGTTACAAAAAGTACAGTTTCAACCAGGATTTAATAAACAAGTTACATCAACCGGTGGCGAAGGCCAATGGGTTGAAGGTGATAATGTTAGGTTTAGATATGGTTATCCAGAAAAAATAGGTGGTTGGGCTCAATTAGGTTCTACAAGTTTAACTGGTAGAAACACTGCAATACACCATTTTGTAAATACAGCAGGAATTAAATTTGCAGCATTAGGTACTAACAGAATACTGTATGCTTATTCTGGTGGTATTTTTTACGACATACATCCAATTAAAGCTACTACAACTTTAACTAGTGCATTTTCTACAACAAATGGATCTGCGGTTGTAACATTAACTTTTGCATCAGCACACAATATAAATAAAAGTGATGTAATATTATTAGATAATTTTACAAGTATTACTAACTCTGGTTTTTTATCAGGGGATTTTGACGATACAAAATTTATGGTAACAGATATACCAACGGATACTACTCTAACAATTACTATGCCTTCTAACGAATCAGGATCAGGTGCAACCACTTCTGGTGGTATTAGAGTAAAACATTATTATCCAGTTGGACCAGCAGTTGAAGTTGCATCTACTGGTTGGGGTCTTGGATCATGGGGTGGTGTAGCACAAGGACAGTTTACATCAACATTGTCATCAGGAATAAATGCGTCGGTTACATCATTAACTATGGCTAGTTCAACATCATTTCCATCATCAGGTACAGTACAAATTGGTTCTGAATTAATTACTTACACAGGAAATAGTGGAGGCACATTATCTGGGTTAACGAGAGGTGCAACAGGAACTACAGCAGCAATACACTCATCCGGTGCAACTGTTACAGATGCATCAAACTTTTTTGCGTGGAACGCTGCAGCATCAGGGGACATTGTAACAGATCCTGGTTTATGGTCTTTAGACAATTTAGGTAATAGTTTAGTTGCAACAATATTTAATGGTGAAAGTTTTACATGGGATTCAAATGCAAATAATGCTACAGGAACTAGAGCAGCAATTGCAAGTGGTGCAC